TTCTTCAACTCCACTTGTTCGTGCCCGTACTTTGGGATAAAAAATGTCATCATTTACAGACTACACAGAAAATCTTGCACTAACCTACTTGTTTACAACAGGTGCTGCAACTCGCCCTACTGCTTGGTATGTGGGGTTGTTTACTGCCGCACCTAGTGATGCTGGTGGCGGTACAGAGGTATCTGGTAATGGTTATGCCCGTGTAGTTACAGGAACCATCTCTGGTAGCGGTACTGCAACAACATTTACTAACGCTGCCGCAATTGAGTTTGCCGCTGCCTCTGGTGGAAATTGGGGAACAATCGGTTGGGCAGGTATTTTTACTGCTTCAACTGGTGGAACTTTGCTTGCATGGGCGCCCTTGACTACTGCAAAAGCAATTAATGACGGAGATATTTTCCGCATTCCTGCTTCTAGCTTGTCTATAACATTGGCATAACATGGCTGCTTACGGGCGTGGCGATTATAGTGGGGGTGCATACTCCTTTGGAGCGTACTTAGGTGCGCTTGCTATTGCCTCTGCGTCTACTGTAGTTGTTGCTGGTGACAAGATAAAAGATGCTCAGTTTGAGATTTTCTCAAGCAGTACAGTATCTGTAGGTGCGGAAAAGATTTCAAGTGCGTCACTTGCAGTTGTTGACACATCTGTAATGACTGCTGCAGGTGGATTGGATGCTGTTGGCAATCTTTTTATTATTGATATAAGTACTGTAAATATCCAATACAACCGCATTGTGCATTTTGGGGCAGCAATTAATGATACTTCTAGCGTTGTGATTAATGCTAGGAAGAAATGGGAAACAGAATCAGATGTGTCCGAATCTTGGACAAAAGTTTCTGTATAAAGTTCAGACTATTAGGGGTAAAACATGGCAGATACAACCACCACAAACCTAGGCTTAACTAAGCCAGAAGTTGGCGCTTCAACAGACTCATGGGGTACTAAGATCAATACTGATCTAGATTCTATTGATGCGTTGTTTGATGCTGGTCCTGTACTAAAGATTACCAAAGGCGGTACTGGTGGTGCTACGGCATCAGCCGCACGAACTGCGCTTGGCGTGGCAATCGGCACAGATGTATTGGCTTATGACGCAAATCTCCAAAGCTTTGTGACTGCTTTTACTTTACCTACTGCTGACTCAACTGCAAACTATGTTCTAAAGACAAACGGATCTGGAACATTGGGCTTTGCGGCTCCTAGTGATGTGTCACTGGCAGCAGATCAAACCTTCACAGGAACCAATACATTTACTGGCTCAAGCTCAAAGACTGCCATTGTTTTAAACGATGCGGCAGAGGTTGCCACAGTATCAGCAACTGCGGCTACTGGAACGATTGCTTACGACATTACCACTCAGTCTGTTCTGTACTACACAAGTAACGCAAGTGCAAACTGGACAGTTAACTTTAGAGGCTCTAGCGGTACTTCATTGAATACTTTGATGAGTACAGGTCAATCAATGACTGTGGCTTTCTTGGTTACTCAAGGTGCTACTGCTTACTACAATTCTGCTGTACAAGTGGATGGCACTACATCTGGTGTTACGACAAGGTGGTTAGGTGGTGCGCCTGCTGCGGGTAACGCTAGTGGTATTGACTCATATCGCTATCTCATCATCAAGACAGGTAGTGCGACTTTCACAGTCTTGGCAAGCAACACACAATTTAAGGCTTAAACCATGCCATTACAAGCAACTTCTGGTGCGGCTAGTTACGATGCCTTTGGTGGTGGTGTTCCTGTTGTGCCAGCGTATATTGAAGAAGTGTTTAGCACATATCTTTATACAGGAAACGGCTCTACACAGACTATTACCAATGGGATTGATTTGTCAACAAAAGGTGGTTTGGCTTGGTTAAAAATGAGGAATTTTAATCAAGGTCATATTTTGTTTGATACTATAAGAGGGGTAGAAAATTATTTGCAATCAGCTTCAAGTGATGAACAATATAACCTTGCTAATTCCTTAACTGCTTTTAATACTACTGGATTTTCGGTTGGGTCTGCCGCAAGCGTTAATACTGAACCATATGTGTCTTGGAGTTTTAGTAAACAGCCAAAGTTCTTTGATATGGTCAGTTGGACAGGCTCAGGTTCTAATAGAACAATTGCTCATTCGCTAGGGTCAGTACCTGCTTGCATTATGGTGAAGCGCACAGATGTTGCCGCTGATTGGCAGGTTTATCACAGGTCATTAGCCAATACTGAATACTTGGTGTTAAACAGCACAGCCGCTAAAGCAACTGGTGCAACAAGATGGAATTCAACAAGTCCAACTAGCACAGTTTTTAGTCTTGGCACAAGCACAACTGTTAATGCATCTGGTGGAACTTATGTTGCCTATCTATTCGCCCATGACGCAGGAGGCTTTGGCCTAACTGGTACAGACAATGTGATTTCGTGTGGGTCGTTTACGACTGATGCAAGTAGCATTGCAACTGTTAATTTGGGATATGAACCTCAATGGGTAATGTTTAAATGCACAAGCACAACAGACAACTGGCGTATTGTTGACAATATGCGTGGTTTTGCTAATGCAGGTTCTTCAAGTGATGCAAGATTATTTCCAAACTTGTCTAGTCAAGAATTCTTTAGTGACACAGCAAATCCAACAGCAACAGGTTTTGTTACTCAAGGTGATTTACAAGCATCACAAACCTACATCTACATAGCCATTCGCAGAGGCCCGATGGCAGTGCCAACTTTGGGTACGAGTGTGTTTAGTCCTGTTGCTCAAACCAATACTGGTTCACAACCATTCTCAGTAACCGCAGGATTCCCTGTTGATTCAGCTTGGTTTGGTCAGCGTAATGGTTGGGGTGTTAACTTCATTACAAGTGACCGATTGCGTGGTGCTACCAATTTATTGTTGACTACTGCCACAACATCTGAAAGTTTTAACAACTCAACTTATGGACCATCTGTATCAAGGTTAGATTCCAATACTCTATTTAGAGATGGAATGACTAATGCAAGTGAACCTAATATTTACTGGATGTTTAGAAGAGCACCATCGTTTTTTGATGAGGTTTGCTATATAGGGGATGGAACATATGGTGCTGCTAACCATAATTTAGGTAAAACGCCAGAATTAGTTATTTATAAGTCAAGGTCAAATTCTGTAAATTGGGGTGTTATTAAACCTGTTAGTAGCATTGCTTATTATGCTGGCTTATTAAATTTAACAGATACTTTTGATTATTACAGTAATGACCCATCGGTAGCTGGACTCTATACATCTACGCAATTTGCTAAGTATCAAGACACCGCTGGATATACCTATGTCGCATATTTGTTTGCTACAGCACCAGGTGTTTCTAAAGTAGGAACTTATACGGGCAATGGTTCAACTCAAACTATTGATTGTGGTTTTGGTTCGGGCGGTGCTAGATTTGTTCTTATCAGGCGCACAGACTCAACTGGCGGGTGGTATGTGTACGACACAGCCCGTGGCATGACTGTATTGACAGACCCATATTTGTTTTTAAACACTACAGGGGCTGAAGTAGCAACCCTTGGTTCTGTCACAACAGTTTCAACGGGTTTTGCGTTGAACTCAACCATCTTAGCCGCCATCAATGTTAGTGGTGCAAACTATATTTTCTTAGCAATTGCTTGAGGTAATCAAAATGCAAATCAGAATTCAATCAACTGGCGCAGTCATGTACGAAACAGAATTTCGTGCATATCAACTAGACAATGGTGGCCCATCATGGGACATAACAACAACTGAAGTCTTGGAGGCTTTGGGTGCTGATGTAGTCCTAGAAGGCGCACAAGCTACTGGTGGAACTGTTTACCAATACTCTCAAGCCTCTGGTGTTGAGCAGATTGATGGCAAGTGGTACACCAAACATATCCTTGGTCCTGTCTTTGTAGATACTACTGAAGATGGTGTAACTACTACTGCTGCTGAACATGAAGTGACTTACAAAGCTTCTAAGGATGCAGATCAAGCTAAGTCTGTACGTCAGACCCGTGATGACAAGCTGAAAGAATGCGATTGGGTTGTTATCAAGAACTTGGAAACAAATGCCAACATTCCTGGCGCATGGGAAGTTTATCGCCAAGCATTGCGTGATGTTCCAACTCAGTCAGGATTCCCTTGGACTATTACTTGGCCTGATGCACCATGAACGAAGTAAGCCATGAGCAAATCTATGATCGACTGATTGCTGTAGAAAGCAAGGTTGATCGTATTGATAACAATACAAAAGGTCTTGTAGAGGCTATTGATGCCGCCCAAGGAGCCATTAAGGTTCTTGGATGGATAGCTTCTATTGCTCAACCAATTCTATGGATTGGTGGCGTTATTGTTGCCGCTGGCGCTATTTGGCAGACATGGCTTAAAAAGTAATGGCTAATGTAAAACAACAACTAGATATTCCTGCTATACCCTCTTTAGGTAC